GCCGAACTGGACAACGCAGCGGCGGTCATCATCGCAGCGCAACCAACAGCGGCGTCAGTTGTCTCGGCGCTGATGGGCTACGTGCTGAAAAGTGGCAAGGACGTAAAAACGGCGTGGCTCGACATCTGGGCCGTTATCGTGGGCGACAGCGAAGCCGACGACGGCCTTGACCCGGCCACAATTACCTATAGTTCGCCTGATGGCAGCGTGCAGCGCATCCACACGCTGACGGATACGACCCGTGAACAAAGCTAGGAACATCTTCAGCGGCGGCTGGCTGCGACGGGCGCTGTCCGTCTTTACTCGTGGGCATTATGGCAACGCCCAACAGATTTACGCCGAATGGTGCGTAACGGCCAGCGCCGGGGGCGAATGGGAAGTGACAGCGGCGGCGCCCCAACAGTGGCGCGTGGCGTCCACGGCTGGGGGGCGGCGGTGCGGTAACAGCAGAGGTGCATTGTGGTAATTAGTCTCAATGTTGGCGACCAAGTGCGGATTACCGGCACGGTGACGCTGCTCATCGATCCCGGCACCGTCAAGGGCTGGACACGCTCACCCGCCGGTGTGGTGGCGACCTATACCTATGGCGTGGACGATAAGGTGCAACGGCTGTCACAGGGCGTCTACACGCTCACCTTCGATGTTGACGCAGCCGGTACATGGTATGCCGGCATCTACAGCACGGGCATGGGTAAGGCGGCGTCCGACGATGTGCAGATCAATGTGAAGCCGAGCAAGAGAATAGGGTAATGTCACTGAACGCACGGCAGCAAGTTTTCATTGATTCTTACCTGTCCACCTTCAACGCAACGAAGGCGGCGCTTGCTGCTGGCTACAGCGAAAAGACGGCGCATTCCATCGGCTCAGAGAACCTAAAGAAACCGGAAATTGCGCAGGCTATCAGCGAACGCCTTAGCGCTACCGCTATGGGGCGTGACGAAGTGATCATGCGCCTGGCCGACATGGGCCGGGGTGACATTAACGACGTGCTTGATGATGACGGCGACCTTGACCTTGCCAAAGCACGACGCAACGGCAAAACCAAGCTTATCAAGAAGTGGACACGCAAGATAAAAACTGTACCCACAAAGGATGGCACGATTGAGGAAGTGACAACTTCCGTCGAAATGTACAGCGCCCTGGACGCTCTGGACAAGCTGGGCAAGCATCATGGGCTGTTCAGCGACAAGCCGGAAGAAGCACCCACGGAGCAAAGCCAAGTGGTGATTTACTTGCCGAGCAATGATCGCAATTAGACCGCAAAGTAAGCAAGAGCTTTTCCTGTCCAACGCCGCTGATTTCGTCATTTTCGGCGGAGCGGCAGGGGGCGGCAAAACGTGGTCATTGCTGCTTGAGTGCTTGCGCCACAAGGACAACAAAGAGTTCGGTGCGGTTGCCCTACGGCGCACGAATCCGCAGATCATTGTCGAAGGCGGCATGTTCGATGAAGCGTCGAAGCTCTTCCCGCTTGTGGGGGCAAAGGCAAAGATGACAGCGCCCATCAAGTGGGTGTTTCCGTCCGGCATGACCGTCAGCATGGCGCACATGCAGCACGAAAAGAACCGGTTCGACTGGCAAGGCAGTCAGGTGGCGCTGTTCCTGTGGGATGAACTTCCCCACTTTTCGAGAAGGCAATTCTTTTATCTGTTCTCTCGAAACCGCAACGCCTCTGCCGGAGTCAAGCCGTACATTCGGGCAACGTGCAACCCCGTGCCGCCTGACGATCCGGTTGGCGGCTGGATTCATGAGTTTGTCGGCTGGTATATCGGTGAGGATGGCTATGCTATTCCAGAGCGTAGCGGGGTGATTCGCTGGTTCACGACGATTAACGATGAACTGCGTTGGGCGGAAAGCCGAGAAGCATTGCAGGCGCAATATCCAGACAGCGATCCAAAAAGTTTTGCGTTTATTCACAGTGACATCTACGACAATCAAATCTTGCTCGACAACGATCCCGGCTACCTTGCCAACCTCAAGGCGCTGACCTACGTGGAGCAGGAACAACTGCTCAAGGGCAACTGGCTCGTCAAGCCAGCGGCGGGCAAAGTGTTTAACAAGGCATGGTTTGAAATTGTGGACGCCGTACCGGCTGGCGGGCATACCGTGCGCTTCTGGGATTTCGCAGCGACCGAAAAGAAGCTGGCAAAGGATGACCCAGACTTCACGGCGTCCTGTCTCATGCGCTATGTCGATGGTGTCTACTACATCCTGGACAGCACAGAAGACCAGATTGATCCAGCACGCACGAATACGGCGGTGAAGAACACGGCGCTACAGGACGGGCGCAATGTGCCGGTGCGCTTCGAGCGGGAAGGCGGCGCAAGTGGCAAGCGTGACGCAGCAACCATCGTCGCCATGCTTGATGGCTGGGACGTGCGAGGCATTCCGCCACAGGGCGATAAGCTCACCAGGGCGAAGGGGCTATCAGCGCAAGCCTTCGCCGGCAACGTCAAGCTGCTGCGGGGCGCATGGAACAATCGCTGGCTCAACCACATGCACGGCTTTCCCGATTTGGCGCATGACGACAGCGTCGATGCGGCGGCGGGTTGCTACAACGAATTGCAGAAGCTTATCAAAGGCTGGGGCGCTTCATCGTCCCAGGGGTAACACATGACCGATCTAGAACTGGCGTTTGCGGCGCTGTCAAGCAAGAAAATCGAGCAGGATGCTTTTTGGAGCTACTACAATGGGGAGCATCCGCTCAAGTTCAACCGTGAGCGCCTACGTGACATCTTCAAGGAACTGGACGCCAACTTCACCGAGAACTGGTGTAGCGTTGTCGTTGACAGCGTGATCGAACGCCTCAACCTGCACGGCTTCACCGTGGCCGGTAGCGAACTGGCGACCCAACGCCTTGCTGACCTGTGGGCCGCCACAGAACTAAGCGTGGACGCTGACGATGCGCATCTGAGCGCCCTTGTCACTGGCGAGGGCTACATCATTGCGTGGCCGGATGAGGACGGCAGACCGGCAGCATTCTACAACGATTCTCGCAACGTGCATGTTTTCTATGACGCTGCCAACCCCAGAGTCAAGCGCATGGCCGCCAAGTGGTGGCTGGGCGATGACAACTATCGCTACCTGACGCTCTACTATCCTGACCGGCTTGAGTATTATCGCAGCAGCGGCAAGGCAGCGCCGCAGGACGTGAAGAGCGCCGCCGCCTTTCAGCCCATCGCGGAACCGGCCAGCAACCCCTACGGCGTTGTGCCGGTGTTCCACTTGCGCCGGGAACGCCGTGGCACGATCAGCGAACTGAGCAACGTCATTGGGCCGCAGGACAGCATCAACAAGCTGATGGCCGATATGATGGTGGCGGCAGAGTACGGCGCATTCAAGCAGCGCTGGATCATCTCGCAGGCGCAAATCAAGAACGGCGTGCTGAAGAATGCCCCCAACGAACTGTGGAACATCCCCGCCAGCGACGGGGAGGGCCAGGGAACGCAGGTAGGCGAATTCTCCGCTTCCGACCTGCAAAATTATTTGCAAGCAATTGAGCAGCGAGTTAATACGGTAGCGATTATCAGCCGCACGCCAAAACACTACTTTTTCTCGCAGGGCGGCGACCCATCGGGCGAAGCGCTCATGACGATGGAAAGTCCCATCAACAAGAAAACGCAGCGCTACATCAACCGCTTCACCGTGGCCTGGCGCAAGCTGGCGCATTTCTTGCTCATGCTCGACGGCATCGCTGTGGACGAAAGCGCCATCACGCCTATCTTCGACAAGCCGGAAACGGTGCAGCCACGCACAAGCGCCGATATTCGCAAAACGAGCGTTGACGCCGGCATCCCGCTCACCACCGTGCTACGCCGGGAAGGGTGGACGCAGCAGGAGCTTGATCAGCTTGCCGCCGACCAGAAAGAAGCGCAGGCGGCGCAGCAAGCGGGCATTGCGGCGGCACTGTTGAATGCGCAGGAAGGGTTTGATAAGGGCAATGATAATAGCGCATGAGTCCATTACACCTTTAAAAAAAGTGTAATGAAAAGTGTAATGAATTATTACACTGGTAGAACGCCAATTATTACACTCTTACACTTCTTACACCATGATCCTCGCACATGAGAGGCCAAAAAATACACATATATCGACAATGGATATAGATGAGCGTAGATGCCCCCAATTTGAATTAGTTTGTATATGTTTATTTTCGGCCTAAAAAATACTGTGGTGCCTTTAAAAAAAAAGTGTAATGAGTGTAATGGCGATTTTTTCCAGTGTAAATTGGTCAAAAATTCATTACACCCAAAGTGTAATGAAGGGTGTAATGAACGCCAAAATGGGTGTAATGCGTTTCGGATAGTAATAGGCAAAGTGATTTTTGTGGACACAA